CTCGCTCATACTCGCCTCGTCATATCGACTTCCAAGTGCCTGTTCAAATCGTCCACGTTATACACGCTCTGCACGTCGTAGGTCTTCCCCGTGTAGATCACCCTATCAGTCGCCCGGATGTCCACGTCGTACTCGCAATAAAGCCGGTGGGTGCTGACGAGCAGTTCGCGCCCGACCCCGGCACGCTCCTGCGCGCTCAACTGGCGCACGAGGCAGGGAACGTTCGCGGACTTCACGCTCCACGCCTCGACGGTCCCGCCGATGGCGTCCTGCGTGTTCGCCGGCCGCTGGATCGTGCAAGTTCCGGTGAGTATGACCCCGAGGCTCATAGGTAAAGCGCCCTGTAGGGTGAGAGTTCCTGCGCGTGGGAGATGACCGCCCTTCGTGCAATGCTCCCGTCAATCGTCCATGAATGGTCCCCGATGGATTCTGAGCTGTAAGCCCCGTTCTGCCCGCCTGAGTTGAAGACGTCCATGACGATGCGTGCGACGATGAGCATGAGCCCGTCCGGCAGGTTGCCGGCCACATCTTGTTCCGTTGGCAGGGTATATCCAGCCTTGTAGTAGGCGAACACGTTGGATCTCCCCTTGGGGAAGCCTGAGAAGCTGCGGATGAGCCGCTCGCTGTCTGGGACCAGTTCGACGGAATCATCGGCGGTCCCCGGGATCTCCAATGTCGCGTAGCTCGGGGAAAGCGCAAGAGCACCCCACGTTGACTTGATGAGGAGCGACGGGGAATCCGTCTCGCCTGTAACCGCCGTGGCCGTCCACCCCCCGCCGGTTGCCACAATCTGCGCGGCCAATTCCGAGATCGTCTGGTAACTCGCAATCGTAATGTCTGTCGTCGTCTCCGCCCCTGCTGTGTCAATATGCCAGAGGGTGAGGATGCCGCCCATGACGCTGACGGTTGCGAACGTGGCCGTGGTGTTCTTGACCGTCATCACGGACACGGTTTCAAACGACACGCCCATGAGCGCTCGCACGGGGAACTGCGGCAGAAGCATCTGTGAAGTGCCCGACCCGTCGAGCCACGATCTGTAGGTGGTCAATGCAAACGTGCGGTTGCAGAAAAGCTGAACCTCGTCACTTACCGCGGCGATGATCGTCTTGAGCCGCGCGTCGTGGTTCGTTCCTTGCAGCCGAGCGTATTCCTTCACCCGCACCAAAGTAGTAAGTTGAATGCTCATCCTTCGACCTCCGCGGCCGCTTGACCATCTTGTCGCGCTTCGGGCCGGTTTGCACGGTGACTACCTGTACCAGAGCAGGAACTTCCCAGACCAGACCGGGCCCTGTAGCGTGCTCGTCACAGTCAGCGTGATCGGCCCGTCGAGCGCGTGGGTGAACGCAATCGCGCTGTTCGACGATGCGGCAAACGTTCCTATCGGCAGAGTCGAACCATAGGCATCCGAAAGCGAGATCTGGCATGGATTCGTCGCGTCGGCCGGAGTCACCACCCACGCGCGGAGCGCCTGCCCGCTGATCGCCTTGCTGGTCCCCTCAGCGGCCCCGTTCGTGGTCGTCGTGAAATACCACCCCGCAACCTGGATCGTTCGCGTCTCCGAGTAGTCGTTCGTGACGGTCCCGAGCCCGCTGGCAACCGAAACAAAAAGAGCGGCCACGAGAGCCGCCGTGAAAAGTTTTCTCATGATGCCTTCCTTTGCGGTTGGGCGGGTAGCAAGTCCCCGCCCTTGGCAATCTATCGCGCTCAGTTATCGTTGAACTTGATCGTCCAGTCGTTGGTCGTGACGCCTGTTGCCGTCCAGACGCGCTGAGACGAGCCTTCGGCCCCGGCGAGACGATCTCCGATGAACGTTGGCGTATAGGTTGCTGGTGTGGTCGTTGCGTTCGTATCCGACCGCATGGCGATGGCGTTGCTCAACCGGGCAATGGCGATGTTGCCCGAGTCGATGTACGCCGCTGGGATTGAACTTCCCGCGCCGACGACCAGACCGGTAATCGTAACGCCGTTGACGTTGAACGTGACAATCTGAACCGCGCTTGTGCTGTCGTAGAATCGCAGGCAGCCTTGATCCGCCGGCCCGCCGATCCAGTCGCTGCGTGTTCCACCGTAGGCAAGGCCGACAGCGAGAACCAGAACCGCCAAGAGAAGAATCTTTTTCATGCTGCTTTCTCCTTCACAGGCGGGCCACAGTGTTGCCGTAGCCCGCCCAAGATTTCGACTCTAGTCAGACAGCGCGGACGGCTGGCTCGCTGCGTCACCCGTGTAACGCGGCTTGCTCAGGATGTAGAACGCGTTGACGATGGCGCTGTGTGCGCTCGGCAACCCGAACTGCAACTGCACGCAGTCAAACCCGTTGTCGACATCAAGAGCCGCAACGTCCAGCTCGATGATGAATGTCTTAAGGTCGGACGAGTTGATGATGCTGAACTGGCTGGAACACGCGGTATTCGTGTAGATATCACCGCTGATCCCGTTCTGCCAGTAGTTCGAGAAGGTTACGGCCTTCTCGTCGGTCCCTGCGACCGAAGTTGCCTGCTCAACCGTCACCGGGAAGCCGGTGGACGAAGCGTTGATGACGCCGCATTGGACGACCAGCTGGATGTGCCCGTAATTCTTCATGGACACCCACAGGCCGTTCGTCTGGACGTTGTTCACGTCCTGCGCGCTAAGCGCCTGCACGATCTTCTGCTCCTGCACGAGCGTCTGCGCGGAGCAGACGGAGGCGAGAACCAGAACCGCGAACCCGATTGTCATGAGCTTCTTCATTGTATTTCCTTTCGTTGTTTCACGGGTTTAGGCGCGTTCAGCCAAGGCCACAAACGGACTCAGAGTTGCGGAACCCTTGTAGGGGGTAAGCGGGGCGCGCCAACGGGGCTGGCCGTTCACTCGCATGACGAACCGGAACGCCGTTTCGTCGGTGAGGAACTTGACATGGATGCTCGATGCGGCCTGAATGCCGCCCTTCTCGATGAGCTTGTACTGGCTCAGGTCGAGGAAGGAGATGTCGCCGAGGTCGCCCAAGGCCGACGCCTGCTCGATCGGGTTGACCGGGCGCCCGAACAGCGTGCCGTAGGGAGCCACGGACAGGCCGGCCGGGGGCATGAACACCGGAACGCCGCCCGTTCCGATGACAACCTTCAGGGAGAACAGTTGCGGGTAAATCTCCTGGTTGATGAACCACTCAGCACGAGGGAGCGAAGAGGCTACCATCCGCGAGTACATCTTCATGATGTTCTCAGCTATGACCGTATCCGCGGCTTGATTCGATTCCTTCGCAACTTTCACGAGAGCGCCGGATGTGAACACGCCGAGCGGCTGGCCCGCGCCGGTTCCGTTCAGAATCGCATCGTCCAACTTGAACCCGAACTCTTCACCGAACCACGAGGAAACCTCAGCGCTCAGCGCCGTGGTGTCCATCAGGAGGTTGTCAGTCGCGTAGTACACGCCGATCAACTCTTCAAGGTTCATGGTGCGTCGCGCGAATTTCGGCTTGCTCGCTGTCTTCTGGTCCGCTTCCGCGATCCAGTAGCAGGTAATGCCGCCGCGCCGGGAGCCGTCCGCACGGCTCGACTCGTCGACCGCATTCCAGATGATGCCGTTCGATACCGCGCTCACAGGGATCCGCTGGCACTTGGAGGGCAACCGGCCCGTCTCGTGCGCCAGTTTGTCGAGTTCGGAAACATAGTCCTGCTGAACGAGGAACCCGCCATCGGCGGAAACACCTTCGGACAGGCCCGCCGCCTTGTTGATCGCCGTCAGCCGCGGGTCGATCTTGCGACCGAGAGCGGCGTCCTTGACGGAAATGAGTTGCTCACCCAAACAGGCGAACTTCGCCTCTTCCTTGGGCGCGTCCTTGACAAAGAAGTTTACAGTGGGGTGCGCCTTCGCGTAATCGCTCATGGCCTTGTCAATCGACTTGGCGATGAGTTCCGAGTAATCCTTCTGCTCCGGCGTTGCGTCCTTGAACTCTTCGCCGGTCTTGTTGTCGATGAGTTCCTTCGCGGTCACTTCATCGACTTCGAGAATAGAGCCGGTTTTGTAGGACGTTCCGTTGTGCAGGAAGTCCTTGAGGAGCTTGAGTTTCTTCATGTGCGTTCCTTTTCGGTTGAGTTGAACTGCGATTACTCGCCGGCTTCGTCTCAACCTTCAGGCTGCTTGGAGTCGGTGAGAACTCCGGGCTGCACCCTGGTCAGGAACGATTCGCCTCTGATTGAAAAAAGCTACTACACTTTCCCCGTTTTCATGTCTAGCACGAATTTTACATTTTCTTTCACCATGTCGGCGAGGGCCAACCGGATGATCGGCGTGTGCGCTTTCACGAGTTTGACCACGCGGAATTCTTTCACCTCGCGCTTGATAATCGGCTCGGCCTTGAGGTTGTGATCCTTGAGCCACTTCTGAATATCGGCCTCTGTGACTTCGTGGCGTGTAACTTCTTCGAGCTTCTTCCTGTAATCGTCTGGCAGAAATTCGTTTTCTTTCGTCTTCTCGATCCCGAGTTCCTCCATCATCGCGGGGCTGATCTTCAAACCCTTTGCAACCGCGACCGTGAGCGCGTTGATGTTTGCTGGCACGGACACGTCGGAGTGTTCGAGAAGCATCCACTTCGTGATGACGCGCTTGCAGGTGTCCTTGACCGC